TAATTTCAATGTTGATGGCTTCTAGCCAATCAGAAGGTACTGATAAATATTGTCCGTCTGCTGTAGCGGTTGCTCGCTTAATCATTTCTTTAACTCTAAGTTTACGATTAAGTTCAGCTTCAGTATTGTCAATAAATATATCTATTTCAGAAGTTAAATCTGATCTGTTTAGATAATTAGCTATGTTAGTTTTAAGCTCTGCGTATGTCATAGTTTACCTTGCCATGTTCTAAAGACTTTGTTATCAGAATTATTTAACCACTTCTTCCATTCTTTCATGTCATTCGCCCAGCCCTCTCTACAGGCTCTCTGATAGATCACCAAGGGCACTTCTGCAACATGACGTAAATCTTTACCTGGTTTATTGTCTGCTAATACTTTGCAGTGCTCTATAACCGGAGCAACATCTTGGGTGGTGTGATAAATAACTTTATCATCCTCTGTAGCAAACTCGTTAGTAAAACCAGTTTTGTGATCAATAATTGTTCGTCTAGCCATATTGTTTTATTAAAAAATCCGTGACTTTAATTTTATCATTGATTTCGGCAATTTGCTTAACAATATCGTCTAGGTATTGACTATAACTTGTGTGTTCTGGAATTGATGTTGGATTGTTTAGATATATTTCTAAATCTAAAGTAAGTTTTGAAAGCTCTCCATTTAAGCTTTCTTGATAAGCTTTTAGTATGTCTTGCTTATTCATAAAAAATGGGGCCAGAAAATCCAGCCCCATATCCTAATAATTAGGAAGTGCTTAAGTCTGCAACAACACCATGAGCAGCTTCGTTGGACACTTCTAGTCCATACTCAACTACGATCATTTTTGTTTGTGCGTCTCCAATAGTAGCAATATCTACTGTTTGGAAATTTCTTAAGTAAGCAACTTTTGCAAAGTCAGGATCAACTAGAAGAAGTGATCTTTCTCTTGATCTGTTTGATGGAACGATTTTGAGTTCACCAAAGTCAGATGAATAGATAGATACTGAAGCTTCTACAGTGTCTGCATCTACAAATTGTCTAGCAGATGATCTACCTGTGAAACCAGAGATAACTTGTTTGTTATGTGGTCCACAAATAGCCAATGATGGCTCACCACCATTAGAGAAAGCTAGTTCAAGTACGTCTTTAAGAAGAGTTTCAGTAAGAGCTCTCTGAGTACCATCGGTAGGCGCTGCACCTGATCCAGTTGAAGCACCACCAGTTCCTCTTGAATCGTTTGAAGTGATCCAAGATTCAAAACCACCAGTTACACGAGCAGTTGTCGCATTACCAGTTGTTTTAGCACCCTTTTGACAAAGAGCCTCTTCCATGTCTCTCTTAAGAGCTTTAGACATAATAGCAAGCTGGTGAGCCATTTCTGATCTCTTACCTGCTGGGTCTGAACTCTCTTGAGAGCCTGTTACTGTTGCATCTCTTTTTGAGATCATACATACGTTGCTCGCTCTTACAGTAGCGGTTGAAGATGATCTTGAAAGTTCAAAACCTTCTAGTTCACCACTTGCGCTTGGTGTAGGAAGCGATTCTGTTTGCCAATCAAAAACTACGTTTTTGACGTTTCGTGTGCCTATTGACGACATAAAAGGAGTCTGCATAGGAGAGATATTGTAAATTATGTTACTTAGGTCCTCTCTGTCAGCAGTCGCTGTGTATGTGTCAAAGGCGTTTGTTACCTTAGCCATTGTTATTTCCTTTTTAAATTATTTGTTCAAATACACTAGCCGCATCCGAAGCTTTTCCAGATTTGGCCAACCTTTGTTTTGCTTTTTTAATAGCGCTTGTTGTCTTAGGAACATTTGCAGCACCAGGTCTAGCTACTCGGCTTTTAGCCTTTTGCACTGGTTTCTTTTTAACTGCTTCGTTAGCTTGGTCATAAAGCCATGCGTTTCTTGCCATAAGTAAAATCCTATAGTCATACACTTGGCCCATTTCCTCGGGTGAAAAGCCTAGTTTATTGACTCCATAATCAACGATAGCCCTTTCTTCGGTTGCCTTGATTGTGTCGTCCTTCCACTCAGGAATAGACTCTAACAATTTTTTTCTGCCTTCTTGAACAACTTCAGCAAGCTTTTCCTGTTGTTCTTGGAATTGTTTTTGCTGTAGCTCTTCTTTTTGTTTTTTGACAGATTGGATTGTTTTTTGTCTTTCATTCCACTTGTCACGCTCAGTTAGGTAAGCAATCGGATCAACCTCTCTGAGGCCTTCCCAATCCGGTTCTTGCTCAAAACCCTTGGTAAGCATTTGTTCCATTTGTGGTAACAAGTCACCATAAATAGCATCTTTTTCCGCTAACTCGTTTTGTCTTTGTTCTACTTCTTTTCGCAGAGTTGACAGTTCTTGAGTCTTGCGTGTGTAATCTCGCTGTCGAGAGTATCCGTTCACTAATTCATCAAGCGTGACCTCTAGTTCTTGACCATCCACTTTAACTGAGTGGAGGGTGGGTTGCTCTTCTTCAGAAACTTCTACTTGTTCCTCGTGAGAATCTAATTCTTCTTCATCGACCTCGGCTTCTTCATCCTCAGCAACGTCTTCTTCAAGCTCTGCTGCTTCAGGTAATTCATCTTCTTCGATGACTTCTTCTACTACTTCTGTTGTGACTGCCTCTTCGACCTTATCCTCTTCGGGGGTCAAGAAACTTTCAAACGCCGTAGTAGCAAGCTCTCGGTCAGTTTGTAAAGCAGTCGGTTTTCCGTTATTGCTCATATAAATACTCCTATATTGTATTTTTATAGTATTTTATATGAATTATTTATAAAAGTGAAAGATTTAGCCTACGCTTCTAATCTTATTTATGTGGGCTTTTGTGAGTTTGCCTTTCTCTGCAATGATTCTAAGATGTTTTTCTATCTCAGGTATTAATAAAATTGATCTATGTAAGTCCTCTCTGATATTCACATCTTTTATATCACGAGAGTTTAACCAATGCGCTACATATTCTCTTTTAAGGTTTTCTATTGCATCCTTAAATACGTCTGAGGTTAATATTTGTTCGGCTTGTTCAGCCTTGACGACTTCTTCGTGTGTTGGCATTTATACTAAATTTATTAAGCTTGGCGGTACAAATCTTCTACTACCAGTAACGATTGGAGAAACAATTTCTTCTGTTCTTACTTGAGGCATGCTCAATAAAGATGGTACTGGTGGAGGTGTGAATACCGGCATAGGCATTTGTTGAACTGGTGGAGTTGGTTGTGTAATAGGCATTGGTAATGGTGTTGGTATGCCTGGGATTGAAGGTATAAATTGTGATGGAACTGTTCCTGGAGCTTGAGGCATTACAGGGGCTTGCATAACAGGAACTTCTCGACCCGCCCCGGTTTTAGCAAGACTTTCAAGTTGTGCAAGCTCAGATTCTCTTTCTAAATCACGTTCTTCTTGTTTAAGTAATTCTAAATCTTGTGCTGTTGGCTCTACACCCATAACTGGAGATTTACCAGAAATTAAATCTCTCAAGAAATCAAAGTCAGGTTTAAAATCTTGTGGGGGTGTTTGTCCAAAGATGGTTGGCTCTGGTGTACCAGCCGGTGCAAATGGCATTTGATCTTCCATAATCAACTCTTCGCCCATAGATGGCGCTTCTGGCATAACAGGCACTGGGCCTTCAGACCTAAATCTGTTTAGTTCATCAAGTTCAGATTGTGTAATACCCATTGGATATTCAGGACTAAACATCATGCCTTCTTGAACTACATCTTCGAAAGGCATACCGCCAGCTATTGATCTAGCATATTCAAACCCACTTGAATAAGTAGGGTCTGTTTGCGGTGTTGAACCTATACCGGTTCCTTGACCCATCATGTTTTGTAGGGCCATTAATCTTTCTTTCAGTGATTCTATGTAATCTTTATCCATTATTTCGTAATTAGTTTATCTATTTTAGCATCAAGTTTGTCTATTTTGTCTATTAATCTTTGAAACTCTATTGTGTGCTCATTTCTTGTTAAATAATCTCTAGCCACCTCTTCTCTGGTTTTGTTAACCAAAATATCAACACGTTTAATTTCTGTTTCGTTTTTTCTTATGCCATAAACTAGAGGAGCCAAGATCAAGGTTACTATGATGTTCCAAACAATGTAACCTGAAATCTCCATATTAGTAACTCCAAATCCAAGGTCTTGGTCTGTAGTTTTTTTGCACTGAGGTATCAAGATGTATAAATCGACTGTCGCCTTTTTGGTTGACTCCAATACCTGTGAAGCCGTATTTAGGAGCCTTTTCTATAATCTCGTAGGCTTTAGACCCTCTTACTCCAATATCGGCTGCTATGCCGTCTCTGTGAGCTCCAGGGTTTGTTTTTTTCTTTTCAATCGGATGATCTTTGCAACGATATCCAGAGGTAATTTTAAATGGGAATCCAACGTCTGATCTTAGTTTCTGTAACTTAGCAATAAAATCTTCGCTCATGCCATGTTCGCCACAATGCTGGCATGCAAATTCATTTTCGTTAAAGTTCGGATAATCGTCCCAGTTCATTGCCTAATTATCGTAAATGCATGAAACAAAAGCAACCAGTTCACCTATAACTTTTAACTCTGGGTTCATTTTTTTTGCTTTTGCCTCTGCTTCTTTAAATGAGTTGGCAATAATATTGCCGCCATCAAAGATTTTAACTTTATTATCAGAGGTAGTTACTTTTATCTCGGTAAGATAAATTATTTCTTTTCCTTATTACTTGATCCAAAGTAAAACGATATAACTGCTGAAGCTATACCTGATAGATAACCAAGAATAAGCATGACGATATCGTCTGAACTATCATCTATTGGATAGGCTGTAATCATAAAGATATAACCAATAAAACCAACCAAGGTTAATGATCCTAAAAACTTAGGTGTCCAATCACCACTAAACTTTTCTCTAGCGTGTTGGGTGTCCTCAGTTTCTAAAGAATAAATATCTATCTCAAACTGTTTCATTTGTAATTGAAAATCTTTTTCTGCTTTTTTAAGTTCAAGCATTTGCTCGGCTGTAAGATTATTAATTGCTTTTTCTATTTCTACAGGAGAGTTTTTTACACCTAAGACTTGAGATAGTATTTGACCAGCTTGACCACCCAAAGGGCCACCAATCGCTGCGCCGAGTGTCGGTGCTAGGCTAGTTACCAGATTCTTTATTTTGTTTAGTTTCATTTTCTTTTAATCTTCTTTCCTGCATTAACAGTTTTAATTCATGCCAACGATAAAATGTTTTGTTAATGTGGTCCCAAAACAGACCTTTATTTTCGTTTGGCTTTTCCATTTTTGCTTTTAGATTTTTGCCTCTTAGTATTTTCTTCCATGTACTTGCTTAATTCAGCAAAGGTATCAAATCTAATTTTTTTCTCAGGCTTACTCACTTGTGTTTAGTTATAACTTCAAACTCAGCCGAAGTGGATGCTCCTTTGTGTGGTACAAACTTACCGTTATTTTTCATCAATCTAAAAGTTTTACCGTCCTTCATAAAATGATAACCCTTTGGAGCTTTTACTTTTTTCTTCATTTTCTTTTCTTCTTAGCCATTCTAAGTTTTTTGAAGTCAGCAGCCGTTATCTTTTTGCGTGGCGGGGCTATGCCTGCAAGTTTCTTTTGTTTCGCTGAATACTCTGAATATGGCATTACTTCTTACCTTTTTTATAGCTTTTTTTCATTGGCTTTTTAACTGATTTCTTTTTTCCTTTGTGATACGGCGGCATTATTTTCTCCTTTTTCTATTTTGTTGAACTTTCTTCCATAAATCCTGGTCAGCCTTTCTTGCACCACCAGAACCAGAAGCAAATGATCTAGCTCTTGCAATACCCCATGAGATTGGAGTTTGACCGGGCCTTGAACCACTTGAGAAAAAAGCGCCTTGTCCTCTACGCATCACTTGTCTTAATATGCCAACCGGTACGTCATACTTATCGGACATATTTTTAAGTGTGGTTTTAGAACTATCTTTACTTTTTTTTGACACTGTTCTTTCTCTGTTTGGTTATTTGATTCATTAGATATTCAGTCAGTTTACCCTCTGCATATAACCTAGCTGTGTTCTTTATTTCACGCTCTGTCTTTCTTTTATTCTTAGAGCCACGAACATATTTTACGGGAACACCGGCTTTGGTTTTTTTAACTTTGGGGAACTTACCTCTCATAACCAACGATCTATTTTATCTTTGATGTAATCTTTGTGTTTGTCATAGACAAGGTAGCCTACGAGTCCCACAAGTAAAAGTATTGTTATTATTTCCATAGTAGGATTATACCTACCATTTCTTACAAGACCAATATCTAGCGCTTAGTTTGCTTGGGGGGTTGGTATCGCACTTATGTCTAGCACGAAAGGACTTTCTTCTTTCGGGATTGCTTTTTTTGATCCTCATATTTGGATCACCGAAACGAATTAATTTGATATCATCGCCATCTTTTGCAAGTACGGCAAATTTCTTAGACTTGCCCGGTGTTCTTTTGGGTTGGTTGTAGCGTTGAAATGTTTCGCCTCTGTACTTGATTGCCATTAGTGTATTGTTTTCTCCTCAAAGCTTAATATCTGTGAGTCTTCATTGATTTGACCGCCAGACATTAAAATTAAAAGCTGGATCGCATGATCTCTATTTTTAGCTTTTATTTCTGTACCACAATACACCATATCGCCTTCTAAAACTTCAATATCATATAGTTTCATTGGCGTTTTTAAATAATCCCTGAGCTTGAGTTTTTGCAAGTGACCTGATTGATTCACGATCTCTCTCCATTAATGCGTTAATTTCTGCAACATTGACTTGTGCGCCGTACTTAGCATTAAGTTCAGCCGCTTTAAGTCTAATTTGCGCTTCTTCGATATCTCTGTTTCTATCATCGTCCATGATGATCTTCATTCTATCGGTTTCTGCATCAATGATAGCTTTCTGAGCTTGTACCTGAGCCTTCTGTGCTTCAGCTTGTGCAAGCATTTCAGCAGCATCCGGTTGTGGTGGTTGCGGAGGTATTGGTGCAACCTGAGTATTCATAAAGCTACTGACATCGTTGAAGCCTGCAAGCTCTATAATCTTTGAAAGAGTGTTTGCATATTGTTGTAATGAAACCATTGGATTATTGACACCAAGGGTTTGTAAGATTTGTTCTTGCTTGCCTGCAAATGCGGTAAGCGCTTGTAGTTTTTCATTATCACTGGTTTTAGAAATAGCAACATTGATACTTAAATCTTTATCGCTGTCCCAATAACGTGGATCAACCGGAACAAATTTATTGTTAAGTCTAAACATATCTTGAGCTTCTTGGTGTTTGATCACTAAGCCGTTGACTAGACCAAATAAATCTTTCATGCCTTCAGCAAAATGTCTGACAATCAATTCAATTCTGCCTTGAGCGCCAGACATGGTAGCGGCAACCGCCGCCGCAGACGAAGATTGTAATGCATCGGCATTCAATCCGGCGGATGCCTTAGATACTCCTGTTCTATTTTCCTTAGCTTCATCAAGATAACCAAGGACCGGGAAAGCTTCACGCCCTACAAATGGAACCGTAAACGGTTGAACCATTCCAGGTGCTCGCATTCTAATGGGTTGTCCAATATCGGTGTTGAGTACGTCATCAATATTAACTTGGCCTTCAACAACACCCATTCTTGGGAATATTGAGTGACCGAGTGAGTCTAAAGTATCACGCATAATTTGTGACTTGGCTGCTTGAATCGGCATGAGGTAGTCTGCTGGACATGAACCGATTGAAGTGTGTGGCTCTGGGTCCGGACAAAACATAACAATGGGTAAATCGTCCCACTGCTCAACATTAATAATTTCAAGCGCATTCCCAAGCGTGCAAACACGGATGCGTTCATCAATGCCGTCATCGTCTAAGTCATAATAAAGATAATGCTCAACGTATAAAACTTGCTTGCCGCCGGTATCTCTTCTGTCGGTGGCAGTAATTTCTTCAAATGGGTTTCTGGCTTCTCTTTCTTCATAGCCATCGGTGTCGTAATAACCGCCACTGCCTGCGTATTGTTCTACTTCTTCTTGATCGTAGCCCATAGCAACCAAATCGCTTACGGTTTTAATCATTCTATGTGCGACATACGGTGCCGTATTAATATCTCTAGCATTTCTTGAGATTAAGACTTCTTCCGGTGGTATGGATTCAATACATACTTGGTCTTTGGCTTTAATTCTACGAATGGTTAAGTCATAAGAAGCTGGTTTTTCTTGAGTAATCTCTTCGTTTGTTTGTGGGTCAATGATGGTTATGGTTTCCATCGTGACCGATTCTTTAACAATCTCTACGTTTTCATCAAGTACGAGTGCTTGGTAGGATAAAGGATCAATATTGGTATATTCATGCGTGCTTGCTGAGATCGAATCGTCCCAGAATGCTTTTACAAATCCAGTTTTACGGATTAATGCATCTTTAAACACGTCATACATAACCTTAAATCCATCATTTTTTTGAGTAATGACGTGATTAATGTAATCGGTTTGTTGTTCGGCTACAGGAATGTCTTCTGGACCGTTAGGTACAAATTCTACGATTTTTTTAGTGCCAAAAAAGGTACGCATGATGGAGGGGAGCATGAAGAGCACGCTGTCACGCACATCTGTAGAGACGTATTCGCTTTGTAGCGAGGATACTGATGATGGCTCGTCTCCAAGATAATAACGTGTTGCATCAGCACGCTCCTCTCCAATCTGATCAATGAAGTCTTGAGCATCATCGAGTTCACTTTGCAGTATCCCTTGCAATTCGATGACTTTCTCGCCTGTATTTACTTTTTCTTCTTGGTTTTCGACTTCAAGATCAGAGTAACCGTCTTTTTTTTCTTCCTGCATAAATTATCCTATTCGTATGATACGAGATTTTATATCCTTTCTGAAATTATACCCAAAATAATTTGATCCACCACTAAAACTTGATGCGCTGCTTGCCATGGTGAGGGCAAGTGCATCTGCTTTATCGGGTGATTTCACACCTCTTTTCTTCATTTCTTCTTTAGACTCTATTTTTATTTTTCCACTTGAAGTATATTTATAGCTAGGTGCAGCCAATTCTGCGACAAGCTCGTCATCATTTGGTAAACGGCAGTCACGCTGCACCAGCCAATCCTTCATATCAAACCAAAGTTGTGCTCTCAAGTTTAAATAGTTCTTTGATGTGGATGGTGACTCAGAAACATTGACTCCTCTTACCGGTAGATTTAGCTCGTTGAGTCTGTCGACCACTCCCGAACCAATACCAATAACATCAATCAATATTTCAGTTGGTTTTTCTATGGCGGTTGCATCATCATACAAGTGCTTGACCGCACCGCAGAGTTGCATAAGGTCCATTGATCTAAATGTTTTCACTTCAAAGACTGTATTACCTTGACGGATGCATAGCGCAGAGTTATCTCCACCAAATCTAGCAACATCAAGACCCCAAACAATCGGCTCGCTTGCTGTTAGTGTTACTTCACGATCTACAGCAGCCCGTATCAACTCCATCGGGATAACAGCATCATCGTCTATTCTGGGGAATTCACCCAATACTTCGACACGGGCTACAGTAGAATCTTCTCCGTATTGTTCTAACATTTTTTGAAACAGTTCTTTATCAGTGCCCTCTACAGAACGGGAGTCAATCTGCATGGTTTTCCAAAATGCACGCTTGCCATGGAATGATTCGTAAAACGGGCCCGTATTTCTTCTTGGGTTTGAAAAGGTAAACCAATAACGATCTTTGGTAGGTTCAGAGAAGAAACCTTCAGATACCGAGTAAATAGGGTCTGGTATACCGGATGCCTCGTCCATAATTAGACAAACACCATAACTTGAGTGAATACCTGCAAATGCATCGGGATTTTCTTCAGACCAAAGCTGTGCTTGTGCGTAGTAATATCCTGTGTCTATTTTTAGGTCTCTTTCAAGCGCCTCTTGAAACCAAGCTGCTGGTTTTATGGTTGTTGCTGTTTTTGCATACCAATGAGAATTAATCGCCAAAGTAAGCCATTTACCTAATTCAGCCCATGTTCTACTTCTAAGCTGTTGTTCGGTGTTAGCCGTTACGATGATGGTTGAACCAAGTCTGGTAGATAACATCCATAAAATTAACCAAGAAACTAATGCGGACTTTCCAATACCACGGCCTGAAGCGATTGCCTGTCTGAACATTTCAGGCATATCACGAACTTGGTTTCTAGCAATATGGTCCCCAATATCTCTCAAAATTTTTTCTTGCCATGACCTTGGTCCATCAAAATCTTCAAGGGGGGTACCTTCTTGTCCCCAGGGAAACACGAATTTTACAAAATTAAGAGGACTATCTTTGATATTCAATGACCATATCTCGGTCATTAATTCTTGTTCTTGTTTAGCTCCGTATTTCATATTTTTAAAAAAAAATTAGTTCAAGTGTTTTTTCAGTGACACTCCCGACTTCAAATTTGACGTGGGGGTCATTTTTTTAAATGAGAATAATTATCATTCTCATTCAGTCATTTTTTCTGTTTCTCCGGTTCAATTTCAATCATGCTTGCATGCATGCGGTCCGTTTGATTAGTTATCAAAGGGTCCGGGCTTTTATTACTAGCTTTTTTGGCGTCTATTATGTTTACGTTTGACGGCGGTTTGATTCTATCCTTAGCATCATTAATTATCTGATTTAAATTAATAGTAGTACTAGGTTCCTGTCTATCGCTCCATTGGTCCGGAGCTCGATTTTTCAAAAAAAAGATGGCGCTAGTTTCCTTTCCGCTCATTGCATTGTCAAAAAGTTTAGAGCTAACAGCATTGATTGCTTTTACTCTTCCCTTTTTTATTGCATGTTCAAAATGCTTATTAGCCCTTTTTTCTCTAGTTATTGTGCTTTGACTTACACCTAGCAGCAATGCGATCTGTTTTTCACTTAAACCATTCCCGGCGGCTTCCATGATCATTTTATAATCATCCTCGGTCAAGTCTTTAAGCTTTCTTTTTCTTCCGCTTGTGATTTCCTTGCTCATAATCCTTTTACTATATAAATGTTGATTCTACATCTTTTTGCTTCTTTTTTCACAAATATGTTGACATATATATAATATAGTATACTATGTACATATAAACATTAAGGGAGCAAACAAATGCAAACATTAAAACAAGAAGAGATTAGCAAATATTTTGAGCCGGCTGAAACTATGTCAATAGATATCACAGAAGAAGAAAGCCTTATTCTTTGGAATCTTTTAGAAAAACAGTTTCATTCATGCCAAACAAAATTCGATCACAACAAGATCACTTTGTTATTTGCAAAAATTATGCATAAATCATGCGAATTCGCCGGGACATTGGAAGAAGATGAAACACTTAAAAAAATGTATTGGAGATTAATAGCGGATTATTCATAACCTAACCACCATAAATAAGCCCCGTTTTATATGGGGCTTTGGTGGTATAACCATTTTATTTTATATAAGGGAGCAAATAAAAATGAAAATATCAGAAATGAAAAAAATAGTTAGAGACGGATATGACAGGTTATATTGTTTAACTTATCACCATCCGGATTATAGAGATAAGATTGTTAATCTTGAAAAGAAATCCGTTAAAGATTGGCGAGAATCTACAGCCTACACATGGGATGTATCTGTTAAATGGCATCTAACCATTACCGAGGAAGCAAAATTCTTTGCTATCAAGCACATATTAGAAGCCATGAAAAATGGACCTATTGATGTTAAATCAATAATCCATCTAAAAGAGTCTTATGTGTTGGCACATTCTGTTGTTGCTAATTACCATGAAGAGCTAGAAAAAGCATTCCAGGGCTTTGACTTTGAATCATTTGATCAACTATCAAATAGTGATCTACATACAGATGTGGCGGCGTAATAATGAAAAAGCGCACATATAAAACCACTGTCAACGGCGTAAAGATTGAAAGCCATAAATTTAATACTTTTCTAGCGCTGATTAAATACGCTATGAAATGCCAACATAACAACAAGCTGAGAAGCGATCAATTAAACTTTTTAAAAGGAGCATAAAAATGAAAACATTAATTAAAAGCCAGGTTATAAAATGTGAAACAGTAGACGGCGGCGGAATTCTTGTAGCTTTAGGGAATGATAGGTTTGCTAAGGATTTTGAAGAATTTGCTGACAATGATTATTGCAGCACCTTTAATAAGGATATGTTTGCTATTGATTGCGAGGTGACTAATTTTTTTGAATTTGGCGAATATGAAGAAATAAAAGAGCCTAGCGATTTAATAGGTAAGTCTGTTTATATACATGATGGACCCCATGATGGACCGCCAACATGTGACGGCGATACCATAATAAACATTCAACTTATACAAGATGCTGAAAAATATTATAACTATTCAAAGGGAGCATAAAAATGGAAAATTATATTGATATATATACTTGCGAGTATGTAACAAGCCATATAACCGGGGAATCTTCCTTAAAGATATCCGGATATATTCATTTCGATGGGATAGAAATAGACCATAGTAACAATTATATAGGCTATGAATTAGAAGAAGCACGGGCAGCTTTTAAGAGTGAACTGAGAAGAAAAAAGAAAGAATATTTAAAAGGGAGCGAATAAATGACTAATGAAGTAACCGTACACATTGACATTACCTTAGTTAATGATGGTAAAGAAATATTTAAAACCAATGCAGCATCATGCTTTAGTGATAGAACTAATCTAAAACTTCTTGAAGAGATAGACAATTATTATTATAAAAAAATGGAGCGAAAAAACTATGCAAAATATTACAGAAGATGAAAAGTATCTAATAAACACATATAAAGAAGAGGACATTTTAACGGATGTATGGGATACATTAATGAAAAATACCATGTATAAGCCGTTAAATTTCTCAAAGATCAAAGAAGATTGCTTTTTGGACCTGGATAATAAATTAATTGAGTTAGGTAATTTTAAACTTTCAATTAAAAGGATTAATGAAGATGAAATGTAAAAAGATTTATATTAATAGAAAAGACAACTATGCAAACATTGAAACAGTTGATGAATTTGCAGAGGGGCGAAAGTACGCAAAAGAAATGCTTAATGAGTATCGTTTAAGCGATCCTTATGCACATTATTATATTAGTCAAAGACCATGTAAGGATTGGCTAGAAGATTTAAGAGACTAATAAAAATGAAGTTTAATTATAAATACTTTGATGAACTAGGATTGACTAAAAAAGGCTATGAGAAGCTTACACAAGCCATAGAAACGGTTTTTTTAGAAGTCTTTACTAATGGGCTAACAGAAGAAGAATTTTTAAAGTTTATAGAATTCTTAGAAAAGCAACAAAAGGGATTTTTGGGCATAGATGAAGAATTTTCAGAATTACCATTAATGTTTAAAAGTTATGTTAATAAGTTATTTAATACCATCGAGGAACTCTAAATGGATATACGAAGAATAATGTTCAGCGATAGCGAAGAAGTGCAGCTTTTTTTAGATATCTTGCACGATTACCGCCTAGGATATTTATATAAGAAATTTGAAGCTAAAACACTAACCGAAGAAGAGCAAAAGGAATTTAAGCTGCTTAAAAAGGTTTTAGAAAATATAGCTTTTAGTTATCAGCTAAAAGAATGACGTGTTTTTATAAGTCCGATTTACTCAATAAGGTTATTAAATGGGAATGGTCCGATAAGGACAAGCAATATTGGCTAACGTGGATACCAAAGAAAAGAGACCTAATAATACTAACTGAGCTAAACAAAGAAGATACTAAAACCGCTAAAAATGAATTATGGGACAACCTACAAGAAGCCCTAAACGATACTAAAGAACTAATAAGGAAAAAAAGGAAGTTAAATTATGCAAGAAGAAAACAACAAATTTAAACATCAAGATGACTATTTCCAAAGGCAATTAGAAAAAGGCTTGCAAAGGGTTACTGTTTGGATTCCTAAAGGAACTAAACACCTGGTGCAGCTTTTTGCTAAAAACCTAAGAAAGGGCAACAAAGACAAGCTCTAACGCTCTTCTTTCTCTATAAGGTACCCTAAGCCTACTAATAAGATATGCTTTCTAGTAGCGCCTAGGGACTTCTTAATAACTCGCCTTTCCCATTCCGGGACCAACCATATATATTTATGCTTCTGTAATGAGTCTATAGCCTTTCTAACACTACCACGGGATAAGCCCGTCATCTTGCCTAAATAACTAAAACTATCCCTACAAGAAAAACTTGCAGCCCTATGCCTTTCCGTAATAGCCCAAAGTATTATTTTATCCCTACTACTTATATCGCCTTGCCCGCATGCATGCCTAAACCACTTCCATGCATAGCCTTTTAACTTCTTATAATCGCTCATCCGTGCATGCACGTTAACATGCACGCATGCTGAATGCCGTGGGTCCTGTATTTCCCCGGCTTCAATCCACCAAAAACGATCTTCTAATTCCATAACTTACCTTTCCTAATAGTATTACTAATTAGGCGTATGCGAAGCATTAAGCCTAATATTATTATTATTATGGATATATGCACATATGGGTATACCATTATTGTACACACGGGTGTACTATTATTGCACATATGGGTGTACCATTGATCAATCCCACAAAATAGACTTTTGACCATCATAAACTTCTAAAATAGCATCTTTTCTAAAGAGCGTAATAAGGCTAGTATCAACTTCGCCGCTATTGGTTTTAACAATCCCCGCTTTAATAACTCTAAAGCGGTCTAAATCAACACCGTTTTCAAAACATATCTTTTCGGCTTCTTCTTCGCTTGATAGGAATAAACTAATAGCAAATCTAACTGAGTCTAATAATGAACTTGAGCCCCTTATTTGAGCCCTAGCGGTAATGGTATCGCTACCGCCTAATAGTGCCGTTTTATTCATATGGTGAACTGCCACCGTGGTGGCGCCTGTTTGTGCGCTGATCATGGTCATAAATTGACCCCATAATTGAGCGCTTTCTTGAGACGTGGTAATAGGCGCAGCAACAAAAGACTGTATTGGGTCTAATACAACTAACTCTAAATTTGGAATGTTCTTAAGCTCTTCTAATAGCTCATGTCCTTGTTCAGTGATTCTAAGGCCCTCACGGTCTTCTCTAATAAGCGTAATAGGTTGCCCTAAGTCTGGTACCGGGACAATGTAAGAATCGTACTTAGAGTCCATACGCTTCTTGTACGGGTCTAATAGGTGAATACGTCTATTAATCTCTTGCGTATCGTCCTCGCTTGCAAGCATGCATGTATTCCCGTGCCGCTTAATCGCTTTACCTAACCAATCGCCCTCGCCGTTGCTAATCTTCAAACATAGATCAAGCATAAGGAAGCTTTTTCCAATACCGCCTACGGCGGCTAATATGCCCGGTTTACCATGTTCGATAAATCTATCGACTAACCAGGCCCTAGGCTGAGGAGAGTCTTTAAAGTTTTTCGCACTATGCGATAAAACACCTAAAGCCCGGTTATGTATTTCTTTAGCTACTTGTTCTAAACCTTCTGATTTTGCAATGTCATTAAAATCACCTTTGTTAGAGGGCAATCGAGATAGCGCATTAGGGGTTGCTGATACTATCTCTCTTGCCTTTTCCTCTCCAACATTGCTTTCATCATTATCAAAGCATATTAGAAACTGAGCTTGTGTAAATGACCTTAATTTAGTAACGGCGTTTAAACCAAAGTTAGCCGAAAAGACTACCGCCACCGGCAGCCCGCATGCTTGATGGATACTAATACCGGTAGCTAATCCCTCGCATATAACTAACTTATTTAAGGTATCTAAATCAGTAACATCAAAACCAATCGGGAAGAAGTTTCCGGACACTTCACCGCCGGATTTAAACCTTTTTGTGCCATCGGGTTTAATATATTGTAAAGATCGTATTATTTTTCTTCGTGATAACCCATTATCACTACCCTTTATGATAGAATAGATGGGAATTAAAAGCGTATCACCTTTTAATTTCAACCCATTAACTATTTTAACTTGCTTATCATCGAGGTACTTATGCCAGGTAACATCTTCCGCTTCCTTAAACTCCGCTTCTACGCTTATAGCCACGTTTTCATATTTTTCATGTTTGGCTATCTCACCCCGCTTTTTAGCATCCTCAAGCTTGTCGTAAATAGCTCGCCGCTCTAAATCTGACAAAGTGTCAATTTTTTCATAGGATGTATATTTAAACTCGGCTCCGGTACGCCAATTACCATAGACACAAACAAAATGTTCGTCTAATTGATGGTAAATATACCAACCGGATTTTTCATTGCCTTTATCGCTTCTACCGCCTAAAGAGTCTAAAACTTGACATCGTGTCAATTTTCCAGATGTATCAATGGTATTAACAGATAAACCATTGGATTGCATTTCTGACATCAAGTCATAAACACTGCCAACACTGTCAAATTTAAGTGCTTTCTCTTTAGGTTTTAATTGATTAAATGTATTACTGTAATCCATCCAAGCTCTCCGAAAGGTCTTCTATGCTTCCGTTTTGGGCTTGGAGAGTTACATATTTAATGTAATTTAAGCAAATACTAGCAGCCACGTCTTCCCAATCCTCTTTGGACCAATCGGACAAGCTATAACTTTTATTATTTTTAGCTACTTCTAATATGCGTTCTTTGCTTTTGGTAAGTGAATGCGTTACGGCTGTTTTGTTTAATGTAATCGCTGTCAACTTTCTCTCTCCTCGTTCAAATGCATGCATGTGTTTGTTAGTACAAAACGTGTATGCAGTTTCTTTTTCAGCATCTAATTTAAGTAAAGGCCCAGCCCCTAGTCCACAATATGCACAAAGACTAGGCCTATTTGCGTGTAATTTATTAAAAGGGAATATTTTCGTCTGTGATCTCAGCACTTTCCTTTACCTCTGGCGCTTTAACTGCATCCGCAACGGGACGTATGTTAGAACATGATCGAGATTTACCGGAATAGCCTAAGTCTATATCCAAATATCCGTTTTCTTTCATTACTAGATCAACATTAATTGATTTACCAAGAAATTGATCGCTGCTGCTAACTGAATTAATACCCATAGCATTACCAATAGCACTAACAACTGTTTGTGTTTTGATTAATGCGCTGTCATCGCCTTTATCAGCAAGCAAGATACCAACTTCCAACTGACTATTCTCAACTCTAAACTTGAGCTTATGCCATTGAAAGTCTTTGTAAGCATCCTTTTGGCTAACGATACCTTCATCGCAACCAACGTATTCAACATTATGTTTTCCTGGTAATACTGAATCCGGAAAGTTTTCCTTACTAAATTCAGTATTGTTTACTTGTGTATAATCAACCATTTTTTTACTCCTTATTTTTGATTATTGTTTAACCTGGGTCGTATGTATTGTAGTCTTCTAGCCATTCAACCATTTCGTCTAGCTCTCCAATAACATTTGACAACCAATGACTTACCCCTTCAATCCTATGATGGTCTTCAGGGTCCTCAGATAATTGGCGGTCTAAAATAGACCGAGCCAATTTAACTTCATCAACTAGATTCATCTTTAGCTTTTGCTTTAGACTCACTTGCTTCACCGATGATTGCTGATCTGATAACAGGCCAATCCATATCTAAGACTTCCGGTAGGTTGTATCTATTTTTTGCAACCCAAGCCGGCTTCCATGTGGTATGACATATTCTTCTTTTGCTTGTTCGTGTTTTACTAACAAGTTTCCCGTTAGAACCTTTTTCTTGTGCTACGCCTGTTTCATAGGCTGCATAAAAACAAAAGTCAACATGCTCAAGCATTAACTCACCAACTTTTTTATCAAGCTTTAGCTCCCAACGGTCATAACTTTCTCCTTCAGGTGGCTCAAATCTTTTTACTTGTGAATGAGCTAATTGTAGGATTGTCATTTTTCTTTCATCCCTAATTCTATTTAAGAGATCAATATACTGTCTCCAAAACTTAAGAGATTCTGTGAAGCCCTTGCCGTAGCCTGCGCTCTCAATTGAGGCATAACCCATCTCTTTACATGTCTTGTCATGGCAAAGAGGCTGCAACCAATCTAAAGAATCTACAACAAGACTCTTATAATCGTGCTTTTCAGTTCTAATCTTTTCTAGGTTAGCCATAAAGTCATCCCAAGTAGTATTTTGTTCAGGCTTAATAGCATCAACTTGTATTTTTCCTAAGCCAGGCTCAGTTAACATAAAGATAGGTTTCGGCAAAGTAGAACCTAAGTGTGTTTTACCTACGCCGGGCCCGCCGTGCACAATACCAAGTGGCGGTCTTAATTCATGCTTGGTTGTTACGATATCTGCTAGTGACATTATTTGCTCTCCTTGATAATTTTAGTTTCACCTTCTAATGATTCTTTAAGTTGATTAGTAATGATTTGTAAATACAACTCACACTTCTCAATCTCTAAGTTCATCTTTGCATCCGCATCGGCTTTTTGATTTAAGAATTGTATTCTTTGATTTTCAACAAAGCCACGCTTATTGAATAATACAGATTGCTCCTCATTGAGTTCGCTTTCTTTATATTCTTTACCATCGGGACCAAAAGAAAAGGTTCTCTCCTCTTGCTCTTGCTCCACCTTCTTATTTTCTTCAGTCATTTTCTTGCTCCTTTTGGTATTCACTGAATTTTTCGCACACTGTTTTTGCATTGCATAATTTACAATGATCCCCCGGTACGAATTTAGGGGATTCTACAAGTGTGGCTTCGATTGCTGGTTTTAGCGTTTCTTCACCCCAACTTGCAAGATTATGTGCTGTAATGTCCCACGATCTTATAGGACCATCTTTGTGCCAACCTCTAGGTTGCACAATCGTTAGCTGTATGGTTTTACTCATGTCTGTGTAGCGATGCAATGCTCCAAGCCCATAAATCATCAATTGTGGATTATGTTCTACATCTATTGGAAACTTACCACTTTTTAAATCTATAACTTCCATCCGGTGATCACCAATAATAACTGCATCGGCTGTACCCCAACACTCGTCTGTAATGTGATCAATCGTAAATCTTTGTTCAATCAATAATTTACCGTTTAATTCTTCAGTTCTTTTTCTAACATAATCAACATAGATGTTTGCAGTTTCTATCATTTCTTCATCTATCTCAAAAGTATGACCGTCAATACTTTCTTCTCTACCAAGAAAATATGACTCCGGTGTCATACCATCAAGCCTATCTTTAAGTGTGACTTCAACAATGTTATGGATGGCTGTACCTACTGCGCCAGGTAAACCAATTTGGTATTCAATATCACGATTCATCATAGGTGCTGCCGAGCAAATCATGTTTGTTTTCGCCGAGCTAGGCGCAAAAAAAGCGTGTGCCATTAGTTACTTATCTGTTTGTAGTTTTCGTTTTCCCACTCTTTAACTTCTTGTTGATCATAGAGTATCTTGCCACCAATAAGATAACAGTTAGGACCGTATCCTTTTGATCGCCAGTTATTAAGTGTTCTTATAGATATTTTATATCGGCTCGCCAGTTCTTTCTGGTTCAAAAATTTATCTTCCATAGCTTCCTTGAATGTAGACAATAAGAATAATAATGCTAAAATTGCCATAACGCAACATTTTAAGGAAAAATAAAGAAGGAGTTTTTATGAGTATAGATAATATTACGCCAAAAGAATGGAACAAGGCTAGGAAAGATGTTAGTTATGACCCGGTTCTAAAGCCTGAACACTACAACAAAGGTGATGTAGAAAGTTGGGACATAATCAAACAACAAGTCGATGATTGGCCCTCCTATCTTGAAGCAAACGTACTGAAATATATTTTACGGTACAAGTGGAAGGATAGTAATTTACAAGACCTGCGTAAATGTAAGGTCTATTTAGAAAGACTCATCGAACATTACGAGGAGTTGTAACGGAGAAAATTATGAATTTTGCTGACTTTCAAGACCCATTACTTGAAAGAGCCGGGAAAAAAGCTATCTATGTAGATAGAGCACTGGTTCGTGAATTCAAAAAATTCTGTATTAGGAATAATAAAAGTTCTTCAAGTGTTGCTGAATATTTAATCAATTTAGGTATTTACACACCTGATAACGAAAAAGTATCGCTTGATATAGAAAACGTCTAACTAAGCACTCATAATTAGTTTTTGTAGGTGCTTACCGATTTTTTGTGCGTTCTCTTCCGCCCTGCATGCATGCACATGTGCATATCTTTGTGTTGTCGCAATATCCCTATGACCCAATAAATTACCAACCTCTGACAGATTAACGTTCTCCAGGGCCCAGGATGCATAGGAATGTCTTAAATCATGCAAGCGTAAGTCTTCGCAATCAGCCTCTTTTCTGATTGTATTCCATAACTTTTTAGGTGTTTTGATGCCGGTGATAGTAGAGTGTCGCTTCGGCAAGCTCCGCAAAATTTCAAGGAGCAAAGGTGTTAGATATAGATTACGATTCTCACCAAAGCGATCTGTCTTGTGCTCCCTTATTATAATCTTATTAT